AATGAAATGCCTAAATGTTTATAATACGAACTGAAAAAGTTTACATTCGACGTATTAGTTTGTATCGACGTCTCTAACATGCTAGTTGATATGTTGATGTGTTCTTTCAATTTCGGAACATAGCTTAGATAACTATCTTCAAATTGTCCGACTACGTCTCCATTATAAAAATAAGTATAGTTTAAAACGAGATTGTTATATGTTGCAGAAACATTAATTCTAATGCTTCTGCCATTGCCTAAATCGACAATGCTGTTAAGTAAGTCTCCAACACCAGTGTTATTCTCTGAATAATTGACTCTTATTTCTTGATTAATTCTGAACCAGTTAAATCCTTCTGGAATATCTCCGTCTGGATCATACATATCATATGTAAAAATATAGTCTGTTTCTATGTAAAAACGATTACTATATTCATTAGTCCAATCATTAAGAACGTGAAACAAATCCCATTGTCCATATATCGGGTCAGGAGCATTTCCTCGTTGACAAACCATGAGGCTTGGATTACACGGAGTAATATATCCGAGATCGTCTTGTAACTCTTCGGGTACGAAAAAATCTATGTGTTCCAATGTTTGATTAATATAATTGTTTTCAAAATGGAAATGACTTTGATTAACAGATACATTAATCCAATCTGTATCATATGCATCTATCATAAAACCCGATATTGCTGGTTCTGGTATTTCTCCATTTACGAACCATTGCGACGGTTCGTCTGTTGGCGGAACAAATAATCCATTCATTGCGACGACTGCACTAGATGCAATGACTGCACTAGCTACTAATTTCTTTTTGTGTTGTTTTAGGAATTTAGCAATTTTGTCTTTATAGACATACATCGCAGTGCCAATTCCCAAAATCGTCATTAAAAATATTAATAAAATTGTTATCATCAAATAATCCTATAATTTAAAGTAAAATGTTACATTAATACGTTGATAAAAGTTGAGGGAAAGGCTGACATCACAATCAGCATTTGATCGACCCCCTGTTTAAATCGTCTATGCGAATTTAACTTTCCACGTCACTTGCAGACTGTCTCCAGTCGAAACGTTGATGTCACTAAATGTTTTACGACAGAGCATCGTTCCTGCAGACGCGCTACTAAAAACGCCAGACTCTCCAATCGCACGATCAGCACCTGTAATTGCAAATGTGACTTGCAACTGCGCAGTATCATTCGAAAGTGTCGTTGATGTAATTGTACCAGCACCTGCACTTCTACTATCTTCTGCTACTAATGCTGTTTCAGTATTAGTTGCAGCTGTACTTGAAGTACCGACAGCGATGTAGTCGAAATTGACTGCACTTCCACTTTGATCAGATAGCAATAATAGTGCCATATTCTGCAGACCGCCAAGTACAACGACATTGTGTCCATCATACTCTCCAAGAATATTTCCCTCTCCGTCATAATGGACAAAGTTTACGTCTCCAGCCATATGGACAGATGCGTCAGTGTTGTCTTTCTTTGATTGAATTATATCTTTAACTGATGGCATGTTAGAATTTCTCCATTACGGTACGAGTGGCAAGTTTGCCGTCAGACCAAACGCCCCACAGTTTCTTATCTAGTTGTTTAACTTCTACTTCACAACCGACAGCTTTTAATGACTTTGCGGCATTTTGTGCTTGTTCTTTATCAGAATGTGTGCATACGCATTTCATTACCATAACGTACCACCTTGTTTTTTATTTTCACATTTAAACGTATTTATAACCAGAAACTGTATATAAGTAAGATGTTGTACTATCAATAATTTCTGACATATAATCGTCAATAACTAAAATTAATGGATTCGTAATTCCGTTTGGACAATCTTTTATCATAAAGCCGACAGTGTTCGTGTCAGCTGATGTTCCGTCATATGTGACGACGTCTCCAAACGGTTTACTAAATGTTGCAAGTTTTCCTGCATATTCTAACGCAGAATCTAAAACTGATTTTTTATCTGATGAGACTTTTAACGTAAGTTTGTATTGATTGTTGAGTTCTTCGATATATTCTAAAACACGAACTAAGTAAATCTGAATATTAATAATGTCATCAGACGTATCAATTGTTTCTGACTGTAATGTCGCTGCTGGAACATCAATATCGCTAGTTGCTGTCAATGTTTCTGTCTGTTCGTTTGACCATGATTCATTATCTCTCCAAACGACACGCAACTGTGCAACTGCTGCATATGCCGTATCAGAACACGACGAACCCCAGAAAAATGCTTCTGTACGACATGTCAATTTGCTTTTAATATTCGAAAATGTCCATGTTTCTGGTGCATTTGTTGCCGTCGTTATATCAGCCCATGCAGTATAATCGTCTGTTGTGCTGCTGACAGTACAAAAGCCTCCCATATCATTTCCGTCGTAATACGGACTTAGTCCGTATTCTGCGACAGAACAATAGCCGCCGCCATCTGCGATATATCCAGACGTTCGTATTAAAACTTGTGTAATCGGCCCAAGATTTGATGACGTACATGTATTGTCGTCATATGTATGAATATATTCAACGCCATGACCCGTACATGTTGCAAATGTCGTCGTATTATTATCGTCAAGATTATCGGGATTTGTCCAGTTACTTCCTGAATGACTGCTAAAATAATAATCTGCTGTATGATATGTGACCATTTATTCAGTAAACCCCCTGACACGTATTGTGTATGCTGGTTCTGGACTGATGATTTCAACAGAATAACTTTCAATAATCAATGTAATTGACGATGAAATACCTTCGGGATTATTATCAATTGTAAACGTAACAGTGTTTGAATCGTTAGTCGTAGTATCGATATGAGTCGTATCTGTAAGAGGCGAACGTATTTCACGAAGCTTTCCTGCATTCTGAACTGCAGAAACTAGTGTTGTTTTTTCTGTATGTGTTAAATGTTCAAATAATAACTCGACTGAATGATCTCGTCCTTCTCGATAAATTGAAGTATCTAATGAAATAGTTGTCATATTAATAAACAGTTCTTACTAAGTTTGCAACTTCACGAGTAATGTCCCAAGGGACTTGTCCAAAATAAATCGTCGTATAAAAACCAGTATCGTCAATATTATGCTGATATTGGACTATCTCGTATTGTTGACTAGTAATTCCAAGTTCTTGAACATCTAATATAAATTGTTGTCTAGTATTAATGCCAGTTTTTCCACGTATTTTAAACGAGCCCTGTACTTTTGGATCTTTATAATTTTCTAAAATTTGACCAGCAATAGTTGCTGCGTCGCTTGAATCTGTAATGTCAGTATTTTCATATCGATATTTATAACGTCCATAAGTTGTAATTGACGTTGAATCACTTGTTGACGCTCTGACTGAAGTTCCGATAACAGTGACGTCATTTCGTATTAATGAATCGTCTTCTTCTAATGTTCCAAATTCTAAGATTTCTGGAGACGTAATAGTAAATTGAACAGACGTCGATGGTTCGTAATAATAAACAGGCAGTCCAGTAACAAACTGTACTTCGTCTGTCGCTGTAATTTCTTCTTCTAATGTATCTAAAATGCCGTGTTCGACCTTTATTTCTGCGACAGAAACATAAACTGTTTGATTTTCGTTAACGTCATAATTTGTTAGTGTAAGTCCTAAATCGTCTAAATCTGACCATGTCCAAGTACTTGGCGCATTTGTTAGAGACGTAATATCGTGCCATGCAGAATACGAACTATTCGTAGTAAATGTATCATCCCAAATAAATCCGCTGTTTCCAGCTGAGTATCTTGCTTCTCCGCTAATTTTTAGATTAGAACTGCCGTTCTGACTGCCCTTTCGACACCAACGAACGTAGACAGCTGTAATTGCGCCAGGCTTCGACGTTGCCGAATTGTCGTCAAAATCGTGTTTTTTAAATGTGCCAGAAGCAGAACCAAATGTCGACGTATTATTGTCTTTCATATTGTCTGGGTCTGTCCATTCATCGTATGGCGATGGATCTGAGTGACTGTTAAAATAGAACGTCGTCTCGCCCATTAGACACGTCTCCTGTTGCCGACATAATAATTGTATCCATCAAATTCTGTCAGCTTTCTAAAACACGTTCCAAGCGTTTCTGAGTCAAAACTAATTGCTTGAACTGTAACGCCGTCGTTTGTGTCAATGTCCGCGTAGCCAAAATCGCCAAGAGTCGTATATGTATCTAATAAATCATATGCAATTGCAGCCGTTTTCATCGTCGCGTATGACGACGTTGATGATGTCATATAACGTTCTAGTTCAAATGTACGTCCAGTACACTGAAGTTGTAAAATGATATCTCCCGCAAATTGCGTCTGCTTATTTGATACAAAGCCTTCAAACTCTAATTCAGAATCTATTGTTATTTCAATTCCACTACCAATCGTAATATTGTTATAATGAACTTTATCTTTATCAATAAAAACGAATTCTGCTGTCTGATACGACTGTTGTTTCGATTGTTTAATCAATATGTCTTCGACATTTTTCGTATCTTGTGTAACGACAATTTCAGTTGCTTCACGAGGATTAATTAAAATCTCATATTCGGTCATAATCTAGCGCCAGCACTTCTTGATCGACGTTGTAATTCTTTCATAAATTGATCGACGTTTTGTACTTGTGGAAGTGAGATGTTTCCGTAAATGTTAATGTTTTGTGTACGTGTTTGAGTCATCGGCTTCATATCTCTAGACGACGTACGACGATAGTCAGCTTCTACAGTTGCTGGTGAACTAACTAATGAATCTAACAAATTGACAATGTTTCTTGGAAGAATATACTCTCCGCCATGAATTGTCTGATTGTATAAATCTGATGGAACATAGCCGCCTTTTGCCCAACCAACTTTGTCGCCGACATGATAATCTCCACCAAGTCCTTGTTTGACTTTACCACTAGACGACGTATAATACCACGGTCGAAGATGTTCTTGTCCGTATTGCATCGGGCCGACCATTGCTTCAGCTTTTGTTATCGTGTTTGGACTATTGATTGTATCTTCGATGTTGAAACCAGAACCACTCAAGCCAGATAAATAGCTATAATGATTTTTCCATTTTGTTTCACTGTCTGTTATATAATCGTCGATTTCGTCCAATTTTAAACCCGACTGTGTTGAAATTTCTGCTAATTCGTCGTCGTGAAAACGTTTCATTCGACGTAGCAAGTCGTTATTTAATTTATCTGCTTCAGCTTTTCGCTTAGTATTCCATTCGCCAATAGCCGCGAGTTTCTCATCTATTGCAGTTTTATTTGCGTCGATTTCTTTTTGAAGGTTTTCAATTTCTGAATCTGATTTGTCTTTAAGTGCATCTTTTTCTTCTTTTAATTGTAATATTCGTTGATCTACTCTATTTTGCTGATTTCTTAAAGTCTGTTCTTCAATGTCGTCCATACGAATTTGTTCTTCTTCGACTTTGATTCGTAATCCTTCATTTGCTAATTCTAATTCGTTAATTCGACGTTCTTCGTCTTCTGTTAATTCTCGTCCTTCAAGTCTAGCACGATAACGTATCTTTGAAATCTCTAAATTATTTTTCTTTTGTGTATCGCCGTATTCATCGACTGTTTCATTGATACCATCTAAAAGACTTTGAGTTTTCAATAATTCAGTCTGTGCGACGCGCAATTCGTCGTCGAAAATCTTTGTCGCATAAGATGCATCTGTTGAACTTCGCTTGTAATCGTCTAAACTTCTAGTGATCTCTTCGATGCGTACTGCTTTTCGAAGTTCTTCATTTAAGTCGACATTCGCTTTTCGAAGTTCTTTAATTTCGTTTGTTGCCGTTTCGATGTTTTTGTCGTATTCTTCAAGATTTCTGACCGATTCTGCAAGTTCTGCTGCGAAATCTGTGATTTCTTCGTCTGTTAATCTGCCGACAGAATTGCCAAATTCGTCAACTGCATCTTTGCCATGCAATACTTCATCTGCCCATGAACTAACAGCATCGACGCCGTTGCCAAGCCAATCGATGAAGCCGCCAACTGCATCTCCAACTGCGTTTAACGCTCCAGATATTGCGTCGATTATTGGTTTAAACGTCGACGCTAGAAAATCAATAAACGGCGATAATAAGTCCCATAGCCATTTGAAAACTTCAATAACTTTTTCAACAACTGTTTTAATTACTGCTAATGCGACTTTAATCGGTATGAACGCAATTTCAACGCCCTTTTTAATAATATTGCAAACGCCGTCTATAACAGAACTAAATAATTCAAAGATGTCAATGCCTGGTGCTAATCCGCCAAATAAATCATTAAATGCGTCTGTAACAATACTAATAGCATCGACTAATAAGCTAAATGCATTTCCAAGAACTTCAGCTACGAAAGTGTACAACGGTCGTAACGTTGCGTCCCAAATTGCCATGACTGTTTTTCCAAGAATTTCAAATACTGTCATCAGTTCGCCTAATGCGTCTTCTGCACCACTGAATGCGTCAACAAATGGGCCGATGATCATGTCATACAATTTGCCAAGTACGTTGATCAAAACTCCAACAGCATTTGCAAGAGCTAATTGAACTTCAGCCATTGCTAACTGTGCAGGTACCATTTTTTCACCGATTTCTAGTTGAATATCAGTGATTCTAGCTTTCATTCTATCTAATGCGAATGCTGTCGTACCTGCCATTTTTTCAAATGCTTGATCAGTCGCACCAGCTGAATCTGCCATGTTTAACAAATCACCAGCAAATGCATCTGCATTCTCGCCAGCTAATGCCATGACAGCTTGTATACCACGAATGTTAGGAAATAGTTTTGATAATGCTTCTGTATTCGTGCCGACAGCATCAGCGACATATTCTAAAAATCCGCCAAGACCTTTAGCTTTTAACGTCGTCGCATCAAACGTAATTCCAAGCTCTTTAGCCATTTCTTTCGTTTGATCTGTCGGTTTAAGTATTGAACGTAATGCACCTCTTAAATACGTAACTGCATTTGTCGTTTGGATACCATTTCTAGTCATCGTCGCAATTGATGCTGCAACTTCATCAAATGAGACACCCAAACTAGCAGCCATTGTAATGACAGGGCCGATACCAGCTGCTAATTCTCCAAATGTCGTTTTACCGTATTTAACAGCCGTAAATAAATGATCTGATATTTGTTCAGCTTCTGCAGCAGAATAACCATATGCATTCATAATCGACGTTATTGCGTCGACTGCAGTTTCTGTATCGCTTAATCCGCCGATAGCTGCTCTGTTAGCAACTGTCAAAACGTCCATAGCTGCGCCCGCGTCTACAGACGCAGATATAACTTGATAGAGACCTTTTGTTAGCGTATCAAGTGACTCGCCAGAATCTAGTGCTAATTGTCGGAGTCCTTCAGAGTATCCTTCAAGCGGCGATGTATCTGACAACAGAGTCGATACTTCAGCTAATCCTTTTTCAAATTTGATATAAGCTTGTATACTCTCTTGTACAAACTTTATCATTGCTTGGATAGCTTTCATCACTGCTTGAATTGCCATCTGAACGACGGCAAAAGCTGCACCCATTGCAAGACCTTGCTTTGATGCACCGCCCATTCCGCCAGTGATATTACCAAGTATACCTGATAGACCGTCTTCACCAGTAAATCTGACTTTTAATTCTTCAAAGACCATTATTCACGTTTCTTTTTCATTTCAATGTAACGATTTACAAAATCGACTTCTTTCTTAGTTGCTTTTCTAACAATAGGTTTTTGACTTCCTACTGGTGCGTTTTTACGTTTAGCTTCGTCAACTTTACGAAGTGTCTCGTATAAACCGTAAAAATCATTGAGTGACAAATTATCAATATATTGTAACGGACATTTATAAAAATATGATAGCATCCATCTTGAATCGTCGAATGCTTTAAATCGTTCTTCGTCGCTTATTTCTTCACTGTCTGCTTCTGAAAGTTCGGCAAAATCCCACGAAAATTTTCAGCATTCTTTTCCCAGAGTGCCTTGACAAATTGAACAAACGCTGAATAATCCCAGTTTTCGACTTGTTCAGAAGTAACTGAATCATCGAGTTTGTTGAGAACTGATTTAACAAGTGTAATACTTGCTTCTAACTCTTTGAAATCTGGATCATCTGTAGTTGTTCTAGTTTGTTGCATTGCACGAATGTCTGAAACTTTTATAACGGGAAGTTCGAATTCTTTACCGTCGTTGACAAACGGAATACTATAAGTTGATTTCTTATTAGTCATCGTTTTGCACCTCAATTGTTATTACATTTTCCACTATTTTCGCTGTTCCTTTCATTTTGTACAGCATCTAATTATTGATAAAAAAGCTCTTAGACTGATTCTATCAGTTTAAAAAAGAGCCCTAGGTAGTAACATGTACGATTTATTTAGAGCTCTTAGAATCAGTCTAGCATGCGTAGATATCAGCGTTTACTTATTATGCTGCTTCGTATATAACTGCTTCTGTAGTCTTCGATGCAGCTAATCCTGTAAATGGCACTGTAGTCATTACAATTGCACTGTCAGAATCTAACGGAATTTCGATAGAACCGATGACTGCACTTGCAAATCTTATACTTGGATCGTTGGATGTAGAACCGAAATCTAATTCTATTGAATCAGTACTGACGTTAACACATTCATTCCAATATGTTAAACCGCCATCAGTTAAACAGACATTTGCAGAACCAGTAATGTTTCTAGGCCCTGCTTCAGCAGCTATAAGTGTAGTATTGCCAATATCTTTAGCTTCATGTAAGCCGTTATCAATTGTAACAGAAACAGACCCGACAATGTAACCCCAAGTTGCTGAACCGCCACGTTTGAAAGAACCACCTACGAATGATTTTGGCTCAGTTGCAATTGTATCAGAACAAGTTGCTGTCTTAGCAGAACTTACAGAAACGTCTTTTACAGACCAATCGATTGTCGCCATTATAGGCCCATCTTCATCTGCGTTGACTGTGACACTTCTAGCTTTGCAACCTTTCATATTGAAGTAAGTCGAAGTTGCTTGTTCGACGCCTACGCCAACTTGAAATGCGACACTAGCAAGTGTTCCAGAAGTTCGTGTAATCGCATTGTATAGAATTGTAGACGTACTATAGTTTCTGTCGACCATATATTCAGTCGTAAGACCGTACATCTTCGTTCCCTGAACAACTGTATTAACGTCGTGTGCATTTATGCATCTAGATAAATTTAACTCTTTATTATGTGAAAGTCTAACACTTTGAACACAGTTTGCAATTAGCGATAATGTCGAAGCTGTTGCAACTCCTGCACCGTATGTTGCTTCTTTAACCCAGCTGATTTCGCCTTGAAAGCCTTTTGTTGGAACTGTCATATTTTACACCTTAAATTTTAAGTCTACATTTAACACATTAATCATAATCTCCGTAAGCTCGAATACCAACGATTCGTCTTACGCCAAGCGTCTGTTTTAGAGGGTCTAAATCCCTACAATTAGTACATTCAACAAAAATACATCCTGATATCGTTTTCTCGTTCTCTCGAATACAAGATTCAATAGCGTCCGATACTTCTTGACGGATAGTTTCAATTGACCAACGATCATCTTTAACTAAAAAGATATGTGCGTCAATAATTGCAGTATGACTTCTTCGACCAGCACCAATATGAACGTTTCTAGATGTTGACGACGTCATTGATAACAAAATCATATGCGGATTGTTAATTCCAAGTTTTCCGCCTTCTTCGAATTGAGAGACTTGTCCTTCCCATAAGTGAACGTCGACTTTAAACTCATCTCCTCTATCACTGTGGAAGACAATTCCTTTACGTTCTTGTCCAGAAGGCTGGTATGAATTTAACGTACTTCGAATTTCATTGCGTGGATCAAAAATATCAAATCACCTCAGTCAAACATTTCTGCTTTAGCTTGATTTCCATCAATTCGTTCAACAGCTGGCCTAAGAAAAGGCTGTGGATGTTGTCCTAATACGAAGCGAACACGTTTCCAATCTCCGCCAATTTGAAACGACAGATAATCGGAAGATTTTGGTTCAATTGGTTCGCCAGTTGCTGCAGGTCCTTCACCATAAACGCCGCTGCCAAATTCAACAGCCCATGCATATACTAATGGAGAACCAACTTCCCAAACAGCGTCAGAAACTTTACGCGCGTATATTGATCTAGCTAGATTACCAGTTGCACCGTGAGGTGCTAGCGTTTTAGCGATATCTCTGCATTGACGTGCTGCACTAGCGATTGCTTTATCTTGTTTGCTTTTATCGCACGAATTTGTTAAATTTGTTACTAAATTCGATGCAGCTGCCGTCGGCCACATTGCTGAAAACGTCATTTATTCACAATCTGATATCCGCGAACATCTGGAAGATGTTTACGCAACATTTCGATTGCGTCTTTTTCCCAGCTTTGCGTAATTGTGTATAGACCGTTTTCTTCGCCGACTTGTTTTTCTGTAACCCATGCTTCTCTAGTCAAATTCACACGTTTTTGTATAACGCGTGGCTCTGCGCCAACTTTAGAAGCAACTAACATAATAACTGCTTCAGTATCTGCAGTATCAGGGTTCGACAAAGAAACACCGTATTTAGAGTTGACATGATATTCTACTGCTTTGATTTTTGACAGTAATTGTCTATCTGGATATTCTTCTTCTGTTAGACGTGGATTAAAAAATTCACGCACGTCATCAACTGTTACAATTTGCGGCGTATATGCCAATCTAATCACCTATACGCGGATTATTCCGTCTATCGTATTTTTTACCTTCGTATATAGAATACAAAACATGTGTACGTTCATCAAAGCGTCCGCCACCGTCGGGAAATGAAATATCGGCGTAATCTCGTTCACTTTCACTTAGATTACGCCTATCTTCAAGACCTCGCTGACGCAATTCGAGATACTTTCGAGATAAGTACTTACCTGCATTATTTTTATGCAGCATTGTATCATCTCTAGCAGTACTGAGACATTTTAGACTTCAATTACACATGTTGCGTTAGCATGTAAATAATTGACGTCATATCTCATTGAAATGACTGCGCCTTGTATATCTCTTCTCACATCAGTGAATTTTTTAGTTGTTAGATCGCGTCTCATTGCAATTCCGCCAGCATTTGCTTTATCAAGTACCATTGCCATGAAATAACTGTCAGTATCTCCGCCCCAAGTACCAGTGAATCCACCATATGTTGAACTTGCAGTTACGTTACATACGTAAGATTTAAGTCCAAATATTGGGAACACTTTACCTGTTTTTAGAGAACTGTCAGTACCTGCATATGCTTGGTATATGATAGCTGAATCTGCCATTAAGTCAGACCATGCATTTGCTGAAAGAACTTGTGTGTCTGGATCAAAGCCATCTTCTTGGATTGCTTTAACTGCTTTTGCAATATAGGTTGTACTATATGCGCTGCCAGTTGTATCAACTTCGTTTCCTGCGTTGTCCATTAATGTTCCGACTGCATCTCTGTTCAATCTCATTTCGCAAGCTTTTGCTGCTTTCTTGACTTCAAGATCGACAATATCATAAAGACCATCTTCGATGAGTTCTTCTGATATTTCAGCTGCTTGTGAGATTTTGTATGTAGTGAATGTTCTTTTGCCGTAATCTTGTTCTGCTGCTGGTGAGCTTGCGCCTTCTCCAACTTTGCTTGCATACGTTGCTGCTGAACCATATGGCCAGTCAAATGCGTTTGATTTGATTCTGATGAGTGGTAGCCATTCTCTTGCAGATATCTTAGGTTGTGCGCCTTCTGCGACAGCCTTTGAAAATTCTGTTTGAATGAGTGTAGTAGATTCAATGCCTTCAGTCTGTAAAAGTTTACGGAGCTGAGGAGACATTGCTCTCACGTTCTCGTTTCTTACTGAATCAGAACCATCAAGTTCGTATGCTAATAGTTTTCTTAACTCTGACATACATATCCTCAATACATCTTTTTTAGACATTAAAACATATGAAATACATAAAACGTAAATTTAAACAATTTTATCTAAGCGTCAAAAAATTCTTATGCAGTATTACTCATTGCGGGATTGACTAAACACTTACCCCAGCCGTTAGCTGCGATATCTGTTAATGCAAGACCGATAATATACTCGTCAGAATCTGCGCCACCAGCTTGTGCAACTACTGCGCCGCCGACATTTACGTCTGCGACTTTCAAAACTGTGCCTTCACCAATTGCTGATGTATCGTCTTCGTTAGCAACATAACAAATTGTACCAGCAGTATTTACTGTTACTTCATCATTTGTTGCTGCGTTTGTGTCTGCAACTCCGATTGGCATATAGCCATCGTTAGAATCACCCGCAACGACGTTACCATCGTTATCGATACAAACGACCATACCTGCTTTTATAGTTTCAGCTGCTTTGAATGTTAGTGCGTTTACGCCGTTTACGCGAACTCTGTTAGTTATTGTTGGAAATGCTGATATGTCTGCCATTAACTGACCACCTCTGTGTACGGCATGATTAGTGCACGACCCCAGCCGCCAGCTGCGATATCTTCTAACGCTACGCCGACAATGTACGCTGCTCCACTCGAATATGATGTTACTGTTCCGCCGACGTCAGCATCTGCTAATTGCAATGTTGTGCCTTCGCCAACTGCTGCACTTCCAGATTCATTCGCTACATAACAAATACAACCTGGTAAACAAACTGTTACTGGTGCATCTGCTGCAGCGTCAAACAATGCTACGCCAACTACTGGACCTGCATCGTCTGAGTCGCCTGCTTTGACTGTATCGTCGCCAGTTGTCGGATCTAATTCTACAACCATACCAGCGCTGATAGCTTCGCCTGCAGTGAATGTTCTAGTTGGTGCTACTTGAGGATCTGTCACAAGAATTGTATGTCTAGTTGGGAATGTTGTTATATCTGCCATCTGTAATTACCTCTATGCGATAGTACTTAGATGCGGACATAAAAGAACTTGTCCCCAGCCGTTTGCTGCTATGTCTGTCACTGCGATGCCGACGATATATTCAGTTGCTCCGCCAGCCCATGCTTGAAGTGTACCGTCACAACTTGTGTCGGCACTTACTTTAAGTGCTGAACCAGCTTCGATTGCTGTAGTATCGTCTGCGTTTGCGCCATAACATACACAGCCATACAAATTAACTGTAACGTCAGTGTCACCAGATGTTGCATTTTGATCTACGATTCCAATTGGAACTGCAGTATTTGCGACTGCACCTGCGTAGATTTTAAAATCTCCACCACTAGGTTTAACTTGCACGACCTGTCCTGCTGTCAGAGTTTCTGCTGCTTCGAATGTGTATTGATTGTCTCCATGAACTAATATACGATTAGTTGCTGTTGGAAATGTTGATATTGCTGCCATATTAATCTTCTCCTTCGACTATTACTTCTACGCTACCTTCTGTTTCTCTTACATTTGACGGATGATAATCTTCTATTAGCTTCTCAGTTGGAACTTTTGTTTTGACGTCTTTCTGACTCTCTAGTGATTTTAAGCGTTCGTCAAATTTTGTGAATGTTTCATCGACTTTCTTTAACGATTCTTGTACTTCACTAAGAACTTCTCTGTCTTTCTCTGCTACAGCTTTTGTTTCCTCAGCTGCTTTCTTTGCATCTTCTGCTTCTTCGGATTTCTTAACGACTTCAGCTTTTAATTTACTGACTTCGTCAGAAGATTTGTTGATCGCTTTTGATTTAACTGATTTTGAATCAAGCTTTGAATATAAATCATTTATACAATTGACAATTACTTCATGCCAATCAGTATCTTCTGACTTATTTGCTTTTTCGGGTAATGGGTATGATTTTCCTTGTCCAGTTCGTAAGTTTGTTACTAACTGTGCCAAACTGTTAAGATCTTCTGCAGAAATTTCTTCGCCTAACTGTTGAAGTCTGCTTAGTTCTTCACGTATAGCTCCAACAAGTCCGCCGCCGTCTTGCTTCTCTTCAGATTTCGTATCGATTGACTTGTCCTTCATCTCATCCTCATCGTCCATTTCATCTTCGTCAGAATCTTGTTTTTCAGAAGTGTCTTCTTCAGTTTTAGTCTCGTCAGTTTTGACGTCTTTAGATTCTTCTTCTGTTTCGGGTTCTTCAGATTTTGAAACTTCTTTATCATCAGATGATTTGTCGTCTTTAGGTTTGTGTTTTAGCTCTTCTTCAGCCATCTTTTCGCCCTTTTGTGTTTCTTTGACATTTTTACTTTTAGATAAAATTTTAAATCGTGACAATGGATTTTTTGGATTTTGACAAACTGAAACTTCAAGTAGATTCAATTTTCGAACTTCTTCCCAAACACCGTCAACTATATGTTGTGCAGTGTCTAATGGTTCGAACGAAATTGAAAACGCATTGAATTCTCCAGCTTCGATTCCGTCCCAAACGTCTTTTGCAGTTTCTATATCATCGTATATTTTTGCGACAATAAACAAACCTTTATCATCTACGTGTGTTGTATATGATTTGTATCCGTCTAGTACTTCACCAATTTGTATGCCTTCATGTGAAAACATAATGTTTCTGCGTGCCGAATTCTTCATAAACTTTTTCAAGCCCTTTAGCAATGCGTCACGCGTTACTAATTGATCGTCGCTGTCAATCATGACATATGAGCCATAACCTGCGACGATATGTTCGCCCTTTTTGCTGACAACATCAAATCCAAAGTTTGTCGTCGATTTAGTCTTTTTATTCGATTGTTTTTTCATTTGATCACTTTTGTTTTTAACATTGTCAACATTTAACTGACGTTTTTTAATTTCTGACTTAATCATATTATATTTACGCAGTTGTGACTGACAGACTGCGTAACGTTGTTTCGTATCGCTATATTCGTCGACCATAACTGTGTCACTCATACAACGTGACAAAAAGTCTTCGTCAGATTCGTCTATTCGCGGCTTAGGTATCGGCATCTGAATCAAACCTTTCAAGTAGTTGTTCGTCAGATTCTAATTGAAGTTGTTTTTCAAAATAATACTCGTCAATATTTTCGACAAACATCGCTTCGTTGTTTTTTAATGTCAACAGTTTCTTTTCAGTAAACGGCACGAATGTTTTAACGTTATATCGATATGTACTGTCGTCATTGCGTACAATAGTGCCAATTTTAAGTTTTCCATAAGCGTAGTCGTTTGTACACAATATAAATTCTCGTCCTTCGATTCTGAAACGCTTATCTAAATTGAACGACGTAATTGTTCCGTCTTCTGAATTCCATTGTGCATCATTTAAAAAGAGACCTTCGTCAGGCTTGTCTGTTAATTCTAACACACTGCCGTCAGATATGATATCTCCTCGCCATGATTTAACTTCTTCACGCGAAAATTCGTCAATTGAATTAGACGCGTCGACAATAAATAATTGTTTCGGACGTAATCTTTTTGCTAACTCAAAAGTCTTATCATAATCGTCTAGTGTTAGACAGTTAACAATCCACTTCGAATTGTATAGTTCTTTTTCGCAATCTGTTGACAAATTATTGACATCTGAAATTATACAAATGTCTGAATTCTCTGTCAAGATTTTTACAGCGACATTAGAATGCTCGGTACCTAAATTTACTACTTTCAGTTTCATTATAACGTATTATCTTAAACCGACATTTAACATTTAACACGCGTTTTATTCGATTTCTTTAGCTTCCAAGAATGTTTCAATTGCTTTACGCAAATTGTTATTTAATGCCCAGACACTGGGAACGTCTTTAATTATAGAATTCTTTAAGAAATCATAGTCTGACTCTTCGAGTTCTAAGACACCAGTATCGACTGCTTTTTGGAATGCTTTTGCAATGCGTCCAAATACTTGGAACTTTTCGATGCCTTTCGGCAATTCACGTGGATCTTTTCCAGCAATAACAATATTTAGTGCTGCAAGAAGTGATTCTTCAACTTCGTTGCCTTCGCTGTTGATAGAAGTCCACTTTTCGATTTTTATTCGTCTCATTGTAATCCTCCCGCATCTATTGCGACATTAAAAAGAAAAAGATATTTAAGGCGCAGTTTTAGTTGTTAAGATATAGTGATCATTTGTTCCGATAGCGACTTTTATCCAGCCATCAAATGCACTAATAGTGCCTAATTCACTAGTATTATCTGAACCATCATCTGCAGCGATTGTATTGTCGTCTTCAAATAATGCAAATTTCGCACAGTCTTCGATTCTCATCGCAGTTTGCCAATCTTCGCCACTAGAAGCCTTTTCGATCTTTATTGCGTCGTATTCTAATCCGCTAACGTCTAATGCGTCGCCAGTATTGCTTGAAATTTTAATACCGGATACATTACCATCAGTACATGTCATATCTGTATCTAATTCAATAGATGCGATAATACCATGTAAATTGACTGTGTCGCCATTTAATGTTACTGCTGCTGAAGACGAGATATCTGCTTCAAGATTTGCCCAGATTGCTGCTGACTGAAGTGAAGAAACTGTATGTGTTGCAGTTGATGCAAATTTAGTATTTGCTCGAATTGAATATATACTTTCTCCTGCGTCGAATGCAGCAGCACCAGCAATGACTGTTCTTGCTTCTAATGCACGTGCTGTAGTTGAACCACTAAGTTTCGACGTAACAGTCGCATTAACAAGTGCAAGTTTTGTGATAGTATCTGATAATGCTAATGGTGTACTCCACGTACCAACTTGAAGCGTCGCGCCGCCAGCAAAAACTAATGCGTCGGCACTTTGATCCCAGACCATATATGCACTTGCAGTATCGCCGTAAAATTTGACGTCAACGCCTGTTCCGTCAGAACCCCAATTCCATGATGCTGTCGACGGTAGTGTGACGTTGATTCCGTTAGAACCATCAGGAGATAAATATGCGTTTTCTCCAAGATTATCTATCGCAAGCTTTTCAGTTACACGAAACATATCTTCATTTGTCCATGACATATGTTTACCTTCTGTTCTTTAAATACATTTATACATACGATTTTTTATTAGCGTCAATTTCTGCATCTTTACATGCAGGGTTATCTACTACTAACGCGACGCCATTAAATTCTAACTTGTTTACTTCGCGTCGTTTAGTATAATAATTTATTGAATCCCAAGTTCTTACTTCTGGCGATAAATATTTAATAATGCCGTTATCAATCTGATTAATGATGTCTTTTGCGTCGCGAGTAATCGGAAGAATCCTTAAATCTCCGACGATCGCTTTTTTCAAATGACTGTAATGCGGATTTTCAACAAATCCGACAATATTAAACGAATCAACTGGAGTTCCATCAGAACGTTTTGTATGTGTTCTATAGATAAATTTACGTTTCCAGTTTGTTGCGTATTCATTGCAAACTTCTTCTGGATAATAAATTTGACTCTTTTTGTCCTGTTGATCCCATGTGCCAGAACTAAGTATTACGACGTCATGATAAATAACGTCGTTCATAACATTTTTGTCTTTCGACTTATACACGACTTTTGTTTGCATTTTATTCACAGCTTCCGTCGCTAGTTATAAATTTTCCAGACGCACCAGAAATAAGTGTCGACGCGATTGACATTCCCGTAGACGAAACTCCTGGTTCGTATGATATTGTCGATACTGCTTCTGATGTATTGTTACGATTATGTATATAACTAGTTATTTCAGTACCGTCGTTTGTTGTCGTTGCATTTTCGTAAAGATTGAGTTCTGCTTCGCCAGATGCTGTTGCGTCAATCCATAAATGAACATAACAACTAGTATCAGTTACGAATAAAATGTCAGATGACGCACTAGCTGCATTATCATACCAGATATGCGTTGCACTATATAATTGTCCGTGTGCAACACGATGATCGTTTTTGCTAATGATTTTTTGCGAGCCGCCAGTAGTAATCGTTCCATGCGATTCATTTACGTCGTCATATAATCTTACTTCAACCATATTATCATCTTTTTCCTATTTATTACATTTAACGTCCGCCAGGCGTCGAAACTTCTGCATTAACAAAAACACATGAACAATTTGGATGAACTGGTAATAAACCACTAACGTCTTTAACGTTATGCGACCCAGACATCGCAATGTCAGTACATATTGGACATGGTGTCGGCCCTAACAAAATATTAACTTTTTGAACGCCTTCTTTTTCGTACTGCCGAAGTGTTCCTTCACTATAAGCACGATTTGTTTCAGTCCTGAAAATTCTTTCAGCTCTTGAAGCGTCAAACATTCCAGAGTCTTTTGTGTTTTGCCAAAATTGACTAAAACTCTGACCTTCTGAAATTGCCTGACTTAATTTTGAATGTAAAATTTCTGAGTCAACTCGTTGAAAATGCGATTCGATCCAGTCTTGTTGCTCTTCGTAATATGCTACAGCTTCGTCGTAAAGTGATTCTTTATACGCTTTAGTCGCGACATCTTTTGCTCCTTGCATGTATGCTTTGACGTAAAGATCTTTCAACGCAGCTGACAGCTTTTTGCTGTTCTCTTCTATTATGTGTTCCAAACTTGCCATATGATTCCTCGATACAATGTAAACACTGATTCTAGCATGTCTAAGACTGTGATAGAGAGCTGTTAGCAAAGTGCCAATGTAGATACCTAGGGCTATTTGTTACTTCGCTAGAATCAGTCTAACAGACTCGATTAGTCAACTTTAGTTCTTAGGAAATCATGAACTTTCGACTTATATTCTGAAAGTAAAGCGTCTAAGTCACTAACATTCGTTGATTTATTCTCAACAGTTGTGTCGCCAGTAAACGCTTTGACTGCATTTTGACGAATAGATTTTGAAAGTTCATATGGCGGATAACCAAGTCTTTCACGTATTTCGTCTCTTGTAAGTACTGCGAATGGGTCGTCCTTTGGCATCATTTTCTTAAGTAAGTCGGCTAATATTGCATCGTCTTCTGGAACTACGTCAGCAAATATAAGTTTCGGCTGATCGTCATCAGATGTAGTGAATTCTGTAAAAATAGACAATTCAGACGTTCGTCCAATCTTACGTTCAAAATTTCGAACCATCTTTTCAAACATTAGACGTCTGACTCTAGCAGTTGCTTCTGTCGAACCACTGCCAAGTCCTAAAACTTCTTGTGGAACAAGTAAACCGCATGTCAACGAACTTTGGAAATAATTGAAATATTCTTCGACGTTTTCTACTCCTTTAGCGTCTAATGCTTTGATTTCAATAAGCTCAGTCGTAACAATTTCATTTTTAGAGTTGATGTTTCTAAAATCTGCAGAAATTGAATCAATCTCTGAAGATGTCGGAAGTTCTGTGTCAAATCCTGGGGGAGTTTTCAAAATAATATGAAACTTCGGATATCCATGTCTGTCAATTGCTGCAGAGATGCCTTCGTCTGCTAATGTCTTTCTAAGTATCGTGTCTTTTGACGGATCAAGCAATGCTAATCCATATGGACTGTCAGGTCGTGAAAATAATTGATAATGAACTACTTCTTCGGGTTTTAAGTCAACTTCATAATCGCCATCAGTAGTTGAAACAACTTGAAGATATTTAACAACGTCGCCTTTATCGTCGACTTGTTTTTGAAACGTTCTTGGATCTCTAACACGAAGTTCAACTAAGTCATGTGCTTTGTTATAAACCTTTTCTACGAATGAATCGCCAAAAACTAAACAATCTCTAACGACATCAATTAAAACAGTGTTAAAATCAGTGTTGTAACAGAATTTTTCAATTTTTGCT